TGCTTTCAGCCTCCAAAACGGCTGTGCTCTTTGGCTCTGATAAGCAAAGCCTTTCCACCCCTAAAACGCAAAAAGATTCAAGCGATACCGATAAGTATGCCGCTTGGGGCGACAACAACCTATACCCGCAAGAGTTTACTAAAAAACTCAACAAAACGGGTGCCGCTATTGGGGGGCTCGAGGTGCTCATCTCCGCTCATTACGGCTTGGGCTTCCGCCTCTATCAAGATGTAGAAACCGAAGAGGGCGTAACCACTCGCGAACGCCTCCGCTCGGCCTTCCCCGATATTGATAGCTTCTTCAAAACCTGCCGTTGGGATGTAACAATGGCAGAGATTATCGAAGATTTTGAAACCTACGGCATTGCCTTTGTCGAGTACCTACTCGCACCCAATTTCGACAAAATCGTATCTGTAAAACGCCAACAAGCCCCCCATTGTCGCTTAGGAGTGCCTAATAAAAAAGGCTTTGTCGATAAAGTATACATCAATACCACTTGGGATGATACCTTAAACGAGAAACTAACCGTAGAAGTGCCCTTTTTCTCCGATATTCACAATGTCGAAACTCTTAAAGCCTATTGTAAGGAAAATAAAATCGAAAAGTTCATCGTACCCGTAATGCGTCCTCTTACTACTGAGAAGAATTACCCCAAGGTAAAATGGCATAGTTCCTTCTATAATGGGTGGGTAGATGTCGTACTTTCAGTGCCTGCTTTCAAAAAATATATGTTTGAGAATCAACTCAACCTCAAGTATGTAATATACATCGCCGATGACTTCTTCCTACACAAATTTGGACGTGAAGAATGGCAGGAAATGCCACAGGAGAAACGCGAAGCTGCACGCCAAGAAACTATCAAAGCAATCGATGAACATATGAGTGGAAATCAATCAGCAGGACGTTCGTTTGTCTCTCCTTATTTCCGAGACCAAAATAACAACCTTATCAAGGGTATCGAGGTAATCCCTATCGACGACAAGATTAAGGACGGTAATTTCTTACCCGATGCCAGTGCGGGCAACTCCGAAATTCTATTCCCTATGGGCGTAGACCCCTGCTTGCTTGGGGCAGGTATACCAGGAGGCAAGAACCTATCAGGCTCTGGCTCTGATAAACGTGAAGCTTATACGATACTTTCTACTCGTATGCCTGTAAAGCGATTGCGTACTCTCGAAGTATTTGAGCGAATTCGTGATTGGAACGGTTGGGACGAAACCCTATACGGCAACTTCCCCAATATCAACCTCACCACTTTGGATAAGAACCCTAATGGGCAACAAACGATAGTAAATTAGTAATATTATATGACAATAAAAAACACATTAGAAATCAAACACTTATGAAATAGCGATAAAAATAACTTTCAAAATATTTGTATGTTATTTTTATTATTTGTACTTTTGTAGCGTTCAAACTGAGAGCTATAATTGTATATAGCAGTCACATATTTTTCAACAATATAATCCGTGAAGGGGTCGTATAGTCGTAATACTATACAACAAAAGCATAGCTCTTTGTTTGAACAGCCCCTATTCACGGTTTTTTATTTTTCATATTATGAATAATAATCTTTTTATACAAGCATTGAAAGCTATAGGTAGTTTGTTTTCAGGTTGCCTTATTTGGTTTATTTTGCTTGCCCTTATTTGGGGTTTGGCAATGATTTTGTACCCTTAAAACTGTCCTTTTCTTTTTACTTGCATCTCATTACCTTTGCCATATATATATATATTCAAAATAAAGTGATATGGCTAAAAATGCAACTGCTTCCCTTACTATTGTCATCAATGGAAAACAAATAGAAGATACTTTTTCAGGACTCAAAAAAGAGGTAGGGAAACTTTCAAGAGAACTCAGTAACCTTACTCCTGGTACTGAAGAATTTCAAAAGAAAGTAGAGGAGCTACGCAACGCACAACGGCGTTTCAATGAGATAAAAAGCGAAGTGGACAACGTAAAGAAGTCTATAGAACAAAGCCTCGAACCTGTTCAAGAATTGCAGGAAAGTATTGGAAAAGTGCCTGAAAAAATGGATGAAATACACAAGAAAACAACTTCTTTAGGTAGTATTTTCCAAGGCGTTTTCAAAGCTAATATTGCCACCTCTCTTTTCGAAGGTTTTATCGGTAAAGCTCGCAATGCTACTGATGAACTCATTAAAATATCCGACCTGATGACGGGCGTAGAGAAAACTTCAGGACTCGCCTCTGAGCAGGTGCGTGAGCTGTGGAATGAGTTCGACAATCTCAATACACGAACTTCCAAGCAGGAATTACTGAACATTGCCCAAATAGGTGGACGACTTGGCATTACCGATAAAGACCAGCTACGTGAGTTTACTACCGAAATTGATAAAATATATGTTGCCTTAGGTGACTCCTTTCAAGGGGGGTTAGAAGAGGTGACTACCAAGGTAGGTAAGCTCAAAAATCTCTTTGAAGAAACTCGTAACCAAAACTATGGTGAGGCACTCAACGCCATAGGCTCTGCCCTCAACGAGTTGGGTGCCAACGGTAGTAGTACCGAACAGAACATCACCGAGTTTGCCACCCGTATAGGAGCATTGCCCTCAGTGTTGAAACCCTCTATTGAGAAAACATTAGGCTTAGGAGCTGCATTTGAAGAAAGTGGTATTGATGCAGAAGTAGCTTCCAGCGGGTATTCTCGATTTATGAGCATAGCAGGAAACAATCTTGATGCGTTTGCGCGTCAGATGAAGCTCACTAAGAAAGAAGCCTCCGAACTTTTTAACACTCGACCTGAAGAGTTCTTTTTGCGTTTTGGTGAAAGCCTCAAGGGGTTAGGAGCGGAACAAACAGCAGGTGTACTCAAAGGATTAAAGTTAAATACTGTTGAGATACAGAAGGCTTTGGGTACAGCAGGCGACAATGCAAATCGCTTCCGCCAGCTGATGAACCTATCGGGTACAGCTATGCAAGAAAGTACTTCTATACAGAACGAGTTTAACAAGGTAAACGAAAACACAGCAGCTATTTGGGATAAAATCAAAAAAGTATTTGCCGAAACCTTTACTTCTGATACAATGAGCCAATGGTTTGGAGGTTTTATCAAGTTGCTCGGTTGGTTTACAGGCGTAACCTCTCAAGCAGGTGACGGTGTGAAGGTGTTCCGTGAACGCATTGCTTTCTTGATGAAAGCCATAGTGGTATGTACTACGGCTTTCGTTAGTTATCGTGCCGCTGTATACCTTTCTTCTATTGCTACCAAAGCCGCTTGGCAACAGACAATATTGTATAATGCAGCTATGAAAGTAGCTAACGCTACTACCGCATTATGGAAAGGTACTATATTATTGCTTTCAGCTGCTAAGGCGACCCTTACAGGCAACACAATTAGGGCTACAGCTGCAATGCGTACTTTCAACCTTGTCACCAAGATGAACCCTTGGGGGTTACTATTAGGAGCTATCACAGCAGTGGTAACAGCTCTTGTACTCTTCTCCAACAAGCAGAAGGAAGTAAACCTACAGCTCAAAATACAGAATGACGCTATCAAAGAAGCCAATGTGCAAACCGCCGCTCAAGAACACCATTTGCGCCAGCTGCTTAAAACGGCTAACGATACCAACAAGAGTTATACCGAAAGAAAAAAGGCTGTAGATGAGCTTAATCGCCTCGTTCCTGAGTATAACAAACAACTCACCGTTGAAACTGCTAATACTGACAAAGCCAAACAAGCTCTTGATAGATATATTGAGAGTATCAAAGCGGCTGCTCGTGAAAAATATCTCAAAGCACTCGTAGACCAAAAAGCAGAGGCACTTGCAAAAGCGGAGTATTCCTCTTTAGAGGAAAATATAGCCTGGTATGAACGCACTTGGAATGCTGTTAAAAACATAGGCAATCCTATAGGCTCAATGGCTGATGATTTGGCAACTGCCAATAAGAATAAAATTAAAAATGTTAAGAAAGCAGGCGAAGAGCTAAAAACAGCTACCGATTTACTCATAAAACAACAAGAGGAAAACGCTAAAAAAGGTGTAGTGGTAAGCGATGACAATGTAACTCCTATTACTCCTACTGATACCACAAACTCAAAAACAAAAGATAAAGACTACGCCGACGACTATCGCAATGCTAACAAAGCACGCCTTGCTGCTGAGCAGGAATTGCAAAAAGAAATCACACAAGGCTTGGAGGATAGTCTCGATAAACAGCTGGCTATTACTGAGCAGAAGTATAACGACAAGCGTTTTAAACTACAACAAGAAAACGCGGACTTAGAGCAGGATATTCAAAAGTTAAAAACTGAAGCTAAAGGAAATAATGATCCGAACCTGTTAAAAACAATCCAAGAAAAACGCAAACTGCAAGAACTCAACAAGCAAATAGCTGTTGAATACGAAAAGCAAGAACAAGCAGAACTCACTCAAGTACGCGAAAAGTACAGTGCTAAAGAGGTAGAGCGCACCCTCAAAGAGATGAACGATTGCCTCGCTGTGAAGAAACGCGAAAAGGCAGAGGAACTCCTCCAAATTCAAGATTTGGATACTGCCAAGGAAGCCCTACGAGGTCAGATTTCGGATAAAGAACTGTCACATATCCAAACCTTAGAAGAGGCTAAAAAAGCCCTCCGCCGTAAAGCCGATGAAGAGATTTTGAAAGAAAGCCTTGCCAGTTTTGAAGCTCAGAAAAAACTGCTAATAGATTACCTCCAAACCGTTACAGGTGAAGCCAAAGACAAGCTTATAGAAGATATTCAGAAGGTGGAAGAGCAGATGACAAAGGTAAAAGAGCAAATCGATGATTTAAATAAGCCTACAACAGAAGAACCACAAGCAGGCTCAGAACTCGAAAGGGTAGATGTACTGGGGTATAGTGCCAAAGAATGGGAAAATGTTTTTACCAACCTCGATAACGTTCACGCACGCTTTCGAGCCGTAGAAATGGGTATAGGAGCAATGAATAACGCTTTTAGTATGTTTTCTCAATTGCAGGAAAACCTAAATGCTCGCGAGTTATCCAAGTACACCGCCAACCAGCAGAAGAAAAAACAAGCCCTACTCGACCAACTCAACCAAGGGTATATTTCACAAGCGCAATATCAGAAGGAAGTGCAACGCTTAGACGAGGAAGCTGAAAGCAAGAAAAAGGAACTTGCCCTCAAGCAGTTTAAAGCCCAAAAAGCAGCTAATATGCTCAACATCATTGCCAACACCGCTATGGCAGTAATGCGTGCCTATTCGGATGCAGGACCCTTTGCAGGTACAGCACTTGCCGCTATTGTAGGCGCAATAGGTGCAGTACAATTGGGAATTGTAGCAGCACAACAGCCACCAAGCTATGCAAGGGGCGGTTATACCAAGGGCTTAGGTTTTACTGATGAAACAGGCTACGAAGTAGCAGGCGTAGTACACGACAAGGAATATGTAACTCCTGAGTGGTTATTAGCGGACCCTCAAGTTGCTCGTGTTACCGAGTGGATAGAGGCCAAACGCACAGGAAAGGCGCAAAACACCTATGCTACTGGCGGAGAAGTAGCCCACTCATCAGAACAAGTAGAGCAGTCCGATAAGTCGGACAAATCCAATTCATTCTATCAGTCCGACAGAGAGCTCCGAAGTACCCTCACCCAGTTGAATACAACTCTTGATCGTATTGAAAAGAATGGAATAGATGCTTACGTGATTGCTGATGCTAAGAATGGTAGAGAGATGCAACGTGCTATTAAAGAATATGAGAATATTAGAGAAAAAAATAGAAGATAATGAATATACAGATTCCCCAAACATATAGTGATTTAACTGAAGAACAGCGTAAGGAGCTATGTTATATTCTTTTAACTTCAATTAATGAAGAAAATTCATTAGATTCGGAAATTCCTTTTTACATTATAGAGCTCCTACTTTCGCACTTGCCAAAGCGTACTCAGCATAGGGTACTGCGAGAAGTTCCTTTCTCTACACTTTGGCAATATGCAGAACCTTTTCTCTCTACTGAGAAACTATATCATTTTCCTGACATTACGAAAATGGTTGCTCCTGCACCTCGTTTGGCTAATATTACTATCAAGCAGTTTTCAGTAGCCGATAGTATCTATTATCGACTGCGCTTGTCACAATTTAAAGACGAAACTCTTTTGCGCCAACTTACTGCCTCCCTCTATTGTTTTAAAGACAAGCCCTTTGATATATTGGAGCTTCCTCAAGTAGCTAAGCATACCGATAAGGTAGAAATTAAAACTGCCTACGAGGTAGCCTTTGCCTACACCTGTTGCAGAGAGTATATCATCAGTAAGTTTCCCAAGGTGTTTTCCTCTCCTAACCCCTCCCAAAAGGGGGAGAAACCTGTTTTTAGAAAAGAAGCTACTTATACGCCATTTTCAAAGATTATCAGCGTAATGGCTATGGATCAGCATCAGCCGTTAGGAAATTGGCACCAGTGCAATGCCACCCGTGTGTATGATTTCTTTGAAGTTCTTACCGAATCAATGTTGCAAGCAGAACAGAAAGCAAAAAACAATTAACAAATAATATGTATCTACAGTTAAAAAAATACTTCGGTGATTTAGCAGACCAAAACGTTCACATCAACGACAAAGTAGGCTATTTCTCCCGCGAAATCGCCGAAAAAGAACGCTCTTTTCACGGTATTGCCTCGCCTTTTTTAGCAATTTATGACTATGAATTGGGGTTAGATGGTGGCGAGCTGAACACTATGGGTAGGCGTAAGCTCACCTTTTCCATCATCTATGCCAATGCGCCTCACGACAACTTTGAGGCGCAGCAAGAGCTGATAAGCAAAGCCGAAGCAATTGCCTTGCAATTCCTTTCGCGCATACGTTGGGATAACCACAAGAAGGGGCATTTTCTATATAATTCTTTTGAAAAGGATTTGACGAAAATTTACCCTGTGGAGGACCCTCAAGCGCACTTCTTTGGTGTAGATGTAGAAGTACACTTTAAGAACCCCACACCACTTATTGTTAAACAAGAAGATTGGAAAGTACCAGTAGGATGTAAGTAATGATGAACGATGAAAAAGAAATAGGAAATAAAGCGGCAGCAATGTTGCAGAGTGCCCTACGGAGTGAGACGAGTAGGTTTGGCAAGCACGTGCGTGGCGACAAGGACGCTTTGCAAAACGCCCAAGCTAAACCCCGCTTTCGCATTTCCAAGCGTATTGACGGTACAAAACAGCAATATCTCAGAGGTATTGCTATTGTGATGGGCAAACACGGCTTCGTATATCATTATGGTATTGAGCAGGGCAGGTTGCGCAAGGCACACGAGCGCACGCGCCATAGACCGAAAGAAACGAAGTACCGTGTGAATGCT